ACGATATTTATATCACACAAACTGGTACAGGCTTAACACTTACTATTGATCAGATTGGAGCAACTAATACCATTGGTACATCTCAAACTAGAGCAGTAGTTAGTGGAACAAGTATGACCATAGATTTTGACCAAATTGGTTCATCAAACTCAATCATTGCAAGTATTTTACAAGGTAATACTACATCGTGGACTTATAGCGCCACAGGTGATAGTAATACTGCGACTTTTGCAGTTGGGGCTACAGGTGATGTAGCTGGGTCAGACTTTGACTGGACACAAACTGGTGGAGACAGTAACGTATTATTATGGACACAAGGTGCTGATGCAACTGCTACAAGTGCAAATACAGACTTTATAATTGTAGGTGGTAGCAATAATATTAATGCCAAATGTGATAGTGTTGGTTGTATTAACAACTGGGATATTACTGGAAGTACTAATGATATTGATACTGTGCAATCAGGATCAGCTAACCATCAAATCACAGTTGATTTAACTGGTAGTGGCATGGATATAGACATTCATCAAACTGATACTGCTAGTACAAATGTAGCTAACTTATTGTTACAGAGCAGTGGTGGTAATGGAAGTTCTATAGACATTGATCAATGCGCTTCTGGCTGTTAATCTTATTAGTAGGTACACTTAACGCGACAGAAATTGGAGAAATATCTGAGCTAAGAGGTAATGGAGAGATATCGAGAAAAGACTCGACTGACTCTTTCATAGCTGAATTAGCTTCAGATATTTTTTCGTTTGACACAGTAAAAACAGGAAACGGTAGAATGGCCGTTGAGTTCCTTGATAGTACAGTTCTAAAACTCACAGAACATTCAAGAGTTGTAATAGACGAATACATTTTTGATCCAGACCCAAGCAAAAGTAAACTTGCGCTAAATATGGCATCAGGAACTGCTCGTTTTATTACAGGAAAGCTTGGAAGAATTGATAAGAAAAATATTTCTATCAAAACTCCTACAGCAACAATCGGAATTCGAGGAACTGACTTTACAACTACTGTAGATGAACTCGGCCGATCATTAATAATTTTGTTGCCAGATGAAAATGGAAACTCTAGCGGAGAAATTACGGTAGAAACTTGGGCAGGAGTTGAGATACTTAATGAGCCTTTCCAAGCCACTATGGTTCAAACATTGGATTCACAACCAACAAAACCTGTAGTACTTGGAAACTTGACACTAGGTCTAATTAACAATATGTTAATTGTCAATCAACCAGATAAAATTGAAGAAGCAGTACAAGAACAAAATGAAAGCTCAAAGACAGAGCTAGACAAAGACTTCTTTGAAGATGCACCAGATTTAGATAGAGACTTTTTAGAAGAAGAACAAGAAATAACAAGACTTGACATAGACTTGCTAAGCTTTGACTTCTTAGTAGATTTACTAGCTATAGTAGAAACAGCGTCAAAGAAAAAGCAAAGTAATACTTCAACAACTTTAGATGATGTAGAACTTACAGGTATTATACCAGGCTTTGACCCTGTACTTCAAACTTATACATTTGTAGAAAATAACTACATATACTTTGTACATTTTGGAGATAATACTTTTGATATAGCTTTAGACACAAACGCAGGTTCGTATTTAGAAATCAATACGGCAGGAATACCGATGGAGATAGAAGTAAATGGAGCGGGTGATAATACTATTATTATTTTTCAGTCACCTTAGTTTTGCAGATAATACTCTGCAAATAACTTACAAAGGTTCTGGAAGTAGTATAACCACAAAACAGATAGGCAGTAATAATGCTACTTATATACTATGTGGCTCACCTACAAGTAACGGTAGTGGAACTTTTCCAGGAACTACTTATGTTGCACACACCTGCTCAAATGCTACTTGGAACTCTACAGTAGATGGAAGTGGCAATACAGTAAGAATGTATACTGTGTGGTCTAATCACACAAATAGTAGAAATACTATAACTATAGATGGCAATGATAACTTTGCTTACATTGACCAAGATGAAGATGATAATGTATCTTCAATTACACAAACAGGAAATAATAATCACGCCGAGCAACTCGGCACAGGAGACGATAACGTATATGCGATTACTCAAACAGGCAATAACAAATATGCAAAAATATTTGCATTCGGTGATGATTCAGATGTTACTATCACCCAATCTGGTACCGGAACTCATAATGCTTATGTTTTTAACGCTAACTATGCTGATAATAATTCTGCTACTATAACACAGTCTGGATCAGGAAACAAAGATGCAGATATATTTTTCTATGCTGATGCAGATAATTCAGATGTGGATTTAACGCAGTCAGGAGCGGGAGCACACACAGCAAACATGAAATTTTATACTGACAACTACAATGTTAACGTTACCCAGCAAGGTTCAACTAACCAATCTTACGCAGCTACTTTTAATTGTACTAGTAACTGTACCAAAACAATCACAATAACACAACAATGAAAACACGAATACTAACTGCAGTAGGCCTTCTTGCCTTTTTAATTTGGAACCCCTATCCCTTACAAGTCCTTGAACTTAAGACTTTTGATTGGCTTATGTCAACAAAGCCTGTAGTCCAAGATGAAATGATACTACTTGTAGATATTGACGAAGACTTTGTAGAAGGAGTTGGAGGGTATCCTATACCAAGAGGTTACTATGGAGATATGATATCCCGTACTAGTGCTATACCAGGAATTACAGTACTTATGCCTGACCCAGATATACGAGGCGGAGATCAAGACTATATGCTAAAAAATGATTTAGAAGATATAGCAACTGTACTAGCATTTACGGCTTCAACACAAGCCACAGACGGAGGACCTCATGTAGGTACTGCCGCATTAGGAGAAGACCCAAGACCATGGCTATTCGAGTATCCAGGAATTTTACGACAACTACCCGCCCTAGCAGAAGTGTCAGAAGGCGTAGGACTAATAACAACCGCACCAGAAGTAGACGGACTCGTAAGAAGAGTACCTCTCGTAGTAAACGTTCAAGATAATTTATATCCAAGTTTTGCACTTGAAATGTTGAGAGTTGGAACTGGTGATCCAAGTTATCAAATTATAACAAAAGAAACAGGAGTAGAAGCTATACGTATTCCTAACTACCCTGTAATTACTACTGACTCTAACGCAAGAATATGGACAACATGGAATACACAGTTTTATAGACAATCTGCAGCAGACTTTCTAAAAGAACCGCTTGAAGGTGCGGTTTTTGTAATATTTGGAGTAACTGCAGAAGGTGTTGCTAACCCTGTACCAACACCAGGCGGACCAAAGTTCGCGCACGAAGTACAGGCTAATATTCTTCATGGATTGATTCATGGAGATGCACCTTCAGAACCTGTGTGGGCAGCAGCAGCCGAGATAGCAGTTGCAGTTATTATAATTTTACTATTATTTTTTACTGCAACAAATGTTTACTTATCTGCTCCAATATTTTTATCAGCTGTAGCAGCTTTATGTTATGGAGCCTGGTATTATTTTGGATTAGGCTACTTACTTGACGTCACAGGAACAATTTTTATCTCGTTTCTATTCTGGACGATCGTAACTTTCCGCAGTTTTGTCACTCAATTTATGATGCGTAGACAAATTAAAAAACAATTTGGGACGTATGTATCCCCAGACTTGGTTAAAAAATTACAAAAAGACCCAAGTTTGCTGAGATTGGGTGGGGAGACAAAACGTATGACATTTTTATTTTCTGACATTCGGGGATTTACACCGATATCCGAAAAATACCAAAAAGATCCACAAAAGCTTGTGGAGATTGTCAATCGTTTCTTAACGAATCAAACTGAGATAATTATGAAACATGGTGGAACCATCGATAAATATATGGGTGACTGCATCATGGCTTTTTGGAACGCTCCGCTAGACATTGAAGAGCAAGAAAGAAAAGCAACAGAAGCAGCTCTCGAAATGCGAGAGGCTTTAGGAGAACTAAATGAAATATTTAAAGAAGAAGGAATCCCAGAAGTTCGAACTGGATGCGGACTTAATAGCGGACTTTGCGTTGTTGGTAATATGGGGAGTAATAATCGGTTCGATTATAGCGTTCTCGGGGATGCTGTTAACCTCGCTGCTAGGCTAGAGAGTTCTTGTAAAGAATATGATACCGACCTTATAATTTCAGAATATACTATGGTCGATGGTTACGACTACAAGTTTCTAGATGAAGTAACGGTAAAAGGAAAATCGGAACCTGTGAAGATATATACAATCACCAAGTAAAAAATAATTCTTGACATGAGTCTTGATTTTTGGTATAATTAATTTTGTAGAATTTTAATTCAAAGAACTGAGACAACTTACATGAGTGAGCAATCCACAAAAAATAAGAAAGATATTACGGAACTAGATAAGAGAATGTCAAAGCACGAAGTAATGTGTGATGAACGATGGAAAACTTGTTTTTCTAGGCTCGATAAACTAGATTCAAATATCGCCCGTTTAGAGTCCATAGCCATTGGTGCTTGTGGAACTATAATTGTGGGTGGCTTAAGTGTAATTGTCAGCATCTGGTTGATGCACAGTTAACTAAGGGAAAGATATGAAAAAACTATTAACTTTACTACTAGCATTTTCCGTAATGCCTGTATTTGCAGGTATGAACGGTCATGTTGGATATACTTCTGACTATATGTGGAGAGGACAATCTCAATCTATGGGAGGAGGAGCATTCCAAGCTGGTGTAGACTTAGACTACGAAGGTTTCTTCGTAGGAGCGTGGGCTTCAGAAGTTGATTTTGGAGATGACAGCGCTTCTTTGGAATATGATTTATATGGTGGTTATAAATTTCAAGTGTCAGACAAACTATCTATGGACGTTGGTGTTATGCAATACCGCTGGGACGATAATGACATTGAAATGGTTGAAGAAGCATTTGTGCGCTTTTCAACTCCTTTAATAGGATTTGGATACGCAGTAGATACAGATAACTCAGAAAAAGATTACATGGAAGTAGTACTAAATGTACCTTTTATAAAAGTTGTTGATGTAGGATTTACTTATGGTAGATTCCCTGATGACAGCAATTGGAAAGGTTTAGGTATTTCTAAATCTTGGAACAAGATTGATCTTGGTCTTATGATTATGGAAGATGCTAAAGATGGTCAATTTTCTGACAATGTTTCATTAACTTTATCATATAACTTATAATGGCATATTCGCAGAAAGTAGTTCAAAGATTCGAAGATGTTTTGAATAACCCTTCTGCACACGCGGTCGGTAGGTTTGATCCTAAAGACCCTAACGTTGCAACAGGTATGGTGGGAGCACCTGCCTGTGGCGACGTCATGAAACTAGACCTAAAGCTAGACGATAACGATAGAATACTAGATGTTAAGTTTAAGACTTATGGTTGCGGTTCAGCAATCGCTTCTTCTACTATGTTTGTAGAAATGCTAAAAGGCAGAACAATAGAAGAGGCAAAATTAATCAAAGACAAGGACATAGCAGATGTTCTTGAACTACCCCCAATAAAATTGCACTGCTCAGTACTAGCTGAATCAGGCATAAAGAAAGCAATCGAGCATTGGGAATCTAAAAAAGCAAAAAGGCGACACAATGGAGGCCCAGAATGATACAAGATTATAGCAAAAAAGATATGGAAGCACCTAAAAGCACAATGAAAGCACCTTCTTATGAAGATGGTTTTATATTTGAAAAAGATGGAATGTTCTTTTTTAAATGGAAAGGCGGTGAGTGTGGATATCACTCAAAAGAAGATGCAGAAGCAGGACTTAAAAAACTGAGTGGCAATGGAGAAAGCTAAGCAATGGTGGCTTTGGTTTATATCAAAGATATTTCCACGATATACTTTAGTAGTTAGCTACAATGATACTTGGGGTGATCAAGACGATCAAGAGTATCTTGTTAAAAAATTCTATAAAAAGACCCCAAAACTCTTAAAATTCAGAACCCACGAAGGAGATTTGGTAGAAATTAGTGGAGCAGAAGGCCTCAATTACAGGATAGAAGAATTATGAATCAATTATTTATAGGAATAATACTAATACTTGGTTTTGCTACTTATTATTTTTATAGCGAAAACCAAACCCTAGTAGCGAACAACTTAGCACTTGAGGGTGCTATTGCAACACAGGAAGCAGCGATAGAAAGTTTACAAAATGACTTTGCGCTTCAGACTACCCAGTTGCAAGAACAAACACTTAAGAGCCAAGCGGCTCAAAGAGAATTAAATAGGTATGCTGATTTTATAAAAAACTATCAATTATCAGCAAAAATACTTGAAAACCCAGTAGAAATGGAAAGGAAAATAAATAATGGAACTAAACACGCATTTGAAGACATTGAAAAACTTAGTGGTACCGTTGACGATCTTGATGATGGCCTCCAGTTGCAGTCTTCTACCAAAAACTAAAACAGTAGAGGTTACAGCAAAGCCACTAGAAAGAACATTTGTTCAACCAGTTATGCCTAGAGAAATAAATCTTGGCGTACCTCAATGGATAGTAGTAACTCCAGACAACTGGGAAGAACAATTAGCTAGAATCGAAAAGCAAGAAGGAGAAATCTTATTCCTAGCTATGACAGTTCCTGACTATGAAGTTATGTCTGTTAACATGAAAGAGTTAAAACGATACATTACAGAATTAAAAGATGTAGTAGTCTATTACAAAACGATTACTTCACCTACTGATGCACAAAAACAGAATTAAAGTCTGTAATACTTGCGATCAGTACACAAAATTTAAGGTGTGTAAAGTATGTAAATGCTTTATGCCGCTTAAAGCAAGGCTGAAAAGGGCATCATGCCCGAAAGGCAAATGGGAGAAATAGATGGATTGGATAAAAGATAGAGTTTCTGAGAGAACCTCTTGGGATGGAGCAGTAATTATTGCTGTTTGTGCTTTAGTGCTATTCACTGGTGGACTAGCAAAGATCTTAGCAGTAGCTGGACTGGCTTACGGTGCTTGGACATGTTGGAAGGAAGAGTAAATGCCATATCATTACGGAAAAGGTAAAAAGAAAAAGAAAAAAGGTCGCGGACGTAAAAGACGCAAGGGTATGAAGCATCATGGCTGTTAGACGCAGACGTAGAAAAGCTTCAACTAAACGAAGAAACGTACCTACGAACAAGAAGCTTTACGCAAGGGTAAAGGCTGCAACAAAACGAAAGTTTGCAGTCTACCCGAGCGCCTATGCTAATGCGTGGCTTGTACGAGAGTACAAGAAACGAGGAGGGAGATATCGTCGTGGTTAAAAGAAGAAAAACTACTAGCAAGAAGCTTACAAAAAGACAACAAGCTACTTTAAAAAGACATTCTAGTCATCATACTAAAAAGCACATGGCATTTATGAGAGCACAAATGAAGAAAGGTAAATCCTTTACTGCAGCTCATAAAGCAGCCATGAGGAAGGTAGGAAAATAATGGCTGAGGGTGGACTTACTAAGTGGTTTAAGCAAGACTGGGTAAATATTGGCAGCCCTAAAAAGGGCGGTGGCTATAATAAATGTGGCAGGCGGACCGCTAAGAAGGGTAAATATCCAAAATGTGTTCCAGCTGCAAAAGCTGCCAGAATGTCAAAAAGCCAGATAAAATCAGCAGTCCGAAGAAAGAGGGCTAAGAAGCAAGGAGTGGGTGGAAGACCTACTAATGTGAAAACATTTGCAAGGAGGGGTACTCGTGGCCGTAAGAAGTAGAAAAAGAACATCTCGAAGAGATCCAAGGTTAAAAAGAGCGGGCGTATCAGGATACAACAAACCAAAGCGTACGCCCGGACACAAGACTAAGTCACACATAGTTGTGGCAAAAGTCGGAAGTAGAATCAAAACAATTCGTTTTGGACAAAAAGGGGCGAAGACTGCAGGGAAACCTAAGGCTGGCGAGTCTCGTAGAATGAAAATGAAACGCAAGTCTTTTAAAGCAAGGCATGCAAAAAACATAGCCAAAGGTAAGATGTCAGCCGCTTACTGGGCAAACAAAGTAAAATGGTAAATAAAATAAAAGAAACAGCTTTAAAAGTTTGGAATATACTTAACGGTAAAGATGCTGATATGGACGGAGACGTTGATATCGATGATGCGTGGTTAAAAGCTAAACGAAAAGCAAAGAACGGTAAACCCGTTAAGGAGAAATAAATGTCTTTCAGATTAAAAGGAGCAGAGACAGCCTGTGGAACAAGTGTAGGTGCCGCATCTACATTTGGTGATTCCACTGATGTCAGATTATTTAACTCAGGTTCTACAAATAGGCTTTTGACAGTTGCAGATGCATCAGATACTACTATTGGAACTATGACTTTAGCTGATGGTGAAGTAACATTCATCAGAAAAGATAAAACAGACCAGATATTTGCTGCTCATGCAGAGATACTGGCCACACCCGTTATTTGGTCGTAATGATTAATAAAGAAGCCTGGCTAGAAGGAGTTGCTATTACTTGTAGTAGCACTTTATCCGCACTCAATAAGAAAGCGGAGGCTCAAAGGCATATTTCAGACGAAGATCAAATGATGAGTGAAATATGTATGGGGTACTTGTACTTGCTGCATATAGCACAATCAGAGGGAGTGCTTACTGAAGACACTCTATTAGGTAAAACACTAACTAGAACTATACACTAATGTTAGATATTAGTAGAAAAGATATACTTAGTGATACTTTTATGGAATTTCCTACATCGGAAAGATTCATTAAACTCCCTATTGATTCGTACCTAGATTTATTAGGTATAACACCTAACACTTCACAAAAAGCATTAATTAATGCTGTAAATAACCCAAAATATAGATTTGTGTGCGCCGCTATTTCTAGACGGCAGGGTAAGACATATATCGCAAATGTCATCGGACAGCTTGTTTCACTCGTGCCAGGATCAAACATCTTGATAATGTCACCCAACTACTCATTATCGCAGATTTCTTTTGACTTACAAAGGCAACTAATAAAACATTTTGACTTAGAAGTTACAAAAGATAATGCAAAAGATAAAGTAATTGAACTATCAAATGGTTCAACTATAAGAATGGGTTCAGTAAATCAAGTAGATTCTACTGTTGGTAGGTCTTATGATTTAATAATCTTTGACGAAGCAGCACTAGCTGATGGAAAAGATGCCTTTAATGTAGCACTTCGTCCTACATTAGACAAAGATAACAGCAAAGCCGTATTTATTTCTACTCCTCGAGGCAGAAATAACTGGTTTGCAGACTTTTATCACAGAGGGTTTAGTGATGAATTTAAAGATTGGTGTTCCATTCGAGCAACCTATCATGAAAACCCACGCTTTAGTGATGAAGACATCATTGAAGCAAAAAAATCAATGTCCTCAGCAGAATTTGCACAAGAATATTTAGCAGATTTTAACACTTATGAAGGACAGGTTTGGAATTTTAATTTTGAAGAGTGTGTCGCAGACCTCAGTCAGTTAGATACTAGTCGGATGGATGTATTCGCGGGGCTTGATGTTGGATATAAAGACCCAACAGCGCTGTGCGTTATAGCATACGACTGGGATCAACAAAAATTTTATCTTATAGATGAATACATGGACGCTGAAAGAACTACAGAACAACATGCTGCCGAAATTCGCCGTTTAATTGACAAACATAGTATTGATTACATTTATATCGACTCTGCAGCACAACAGACTAGGTTTGATTTTGCTCAGAATTATGATATTTCTACAATTAATGCTAAAAAATCAGTTCTAGACGGAATCGGCCATGCAGCGGGTATCATAGATAACGATAATTTGATAATAGATCAAAAATGTTCACAAGCATTGTCATGCGTTGACCAATATCAGTGGGATCCAAATCCAAATTTACTTAAAGAAAAGCCAAAACACAATATGGCAAGTCATATGTCAGACGCTCTGAGATATGCGCTGTATACATTTGAGACATCTGCAAGTACGTTTTAGATTTGACCTGCCTAAAAATAAATGTTGACATGAAGGTGAATTTTTGGTATAATTTTATATAAATAGGAATTTATGGATTTAAAACGAGATTTAGTCAAGTACGTTAGAGACAAAGCGAAATCTAAATATAAGAAAGACACCCAGTGCTTTATCTGTGGAGAGACAGAAGATTTAGACTTTCACCACTTTTACGGAATGACTGAGTTGCTTGAAACTTGGTTGAGGCGTAATAAAATTACGATAAAATCAGCCGATGAAATTATGGAAATCCGTGAAAACTTTATTGAAGAATTTACTAATGAGATTTACAATGAAGCTGCTACACTATGCAAAGCCCACCATCAAAGGCTTCACAGTATTTATGGCAAGAGACCTAAACTAGTGACAGCACTTAAGCAAAAGAGATGGGTGGAGAAACAGAGAGAAAAACATGGCATGGTATGACAGATTTTTAGGCAGAAACATTGATGAGGAGAAATTAAATCCTTCTCAGCCGTTTATTGGCCTTGAAGAAGGGTTGACAATTGATACCCGAGAAAAGAAAGACAATTATAGATCAGCTTACGAAGAATTAGAAGTAGTTAATCGTGCTGTAAATATGATAGTTGATGATGCATCAGATATAAAGTTTGATGTTGGACAAAAAGTAAATGGTATTGCACCTGTAGTAGAAAATGTTCGAAAAACTCGTGTAGACTTATTACTTAATAAAGAACCGAATCCGTTTCAAGATGTCAATACATTTAAGAGAAATCTTATAATTGATTTACTTATAGACGGAAATATTTTCGTATATTACGATGGAAGACATTTATATCATCTTCCAGCACAGAATGTAACTATTCATTCTGATACTAGCACTTACATTGAGAAATTCGAATATGATGGTCATGTTGACTATTCTACGAAAGAAATTATACATATTAAGGAAAACTCATTTAAATCAATATATCGTGGAACCCCTAGGTTGAAGCCAGCGTATAGAACAATGTATTTGCTAGATAACATGAGAAAGTTTCAAGATAACTTTTTCAAGAATGGAGCAGTTCCAGGATTAGTACTTAAGAGCCCAAACACTCTTTCTGACAGAATTAAAGAAAGAATGCTGCAAGCCTGGTCTACTAGATACAATCCAAAAAATGGCGGTAAACGCCCTCTTATTTTAGATGGTGGACTTGAAGTTGACGAGTTATCAAAAATTAACTTTAAGGAATTAGATTTCCAGACATCAATCACAGCAAATGAGAAAATAATTTTAGAAGCTATGGGTGTTCCACCTATTCTTCTAGATGGTGGGAATAATGCAAATATTAGACCTAACCACAGACTTTACTACTTGGAGACTATTCTCCCTATAGTAAGAAAAATAGCATATGCCTTTGAAAGATACTTTGGTTTTGCACTTGCTGAAAATGTTACTGACATTCCAGCCTTGCAACCTGAGTTGAGAGACCAAGCAGCGTACTACGCAACTCTGGTTAACACAGGTATTATGACACCAAACGAGGCTAGAACTCAATTAGGAAGAGAACCTTTAGAGGGTCACGACGAATTAAGAGTTCCAGCTAATATTGCGGGTAGTGCAGCAAACCCCGAAGACGGTGGAAGACCACCACAAGAAGAGGAACAGGATAATGGCGAACAAGAAAGCAGTACTTAAAGATCTAGCAGATTATTTTGCTAAAAAGGGTATGTTAAGTCCTTCCGAGTATAAAGCAGCAGAAGACGCTCCAATGCGTTATATGGTTGCAAAAAGACCTTTTGGGTCTTGGGTTCGTATGCAAGGAATGATAAAGGTTAACTTTCCAGACCAATGGGCCAAAGCTAATAAACAAGAAGCTCCTGCTCCAGCCCCTAAAGCTGAAGCACCAAAAGAAGCTCCTAAAAAAGTAGCAAAGGCAGCTCCCAAAAAAGCTGAGAAATAAGGTAGGTACATATGGAGAAAATTTTTCATTGGACAAATACTTTCAAAACTCTTGGCGAGGACGATGACGGTAGCGTTGATATTAAAGGATTAGCGTCTACTAATGCAGTTGACCGAGCAGGAGATGTTATCAATCATGATGCATGGATCAAAAAGAATGGACTAGAAAATTATAAATCTAATCCAATCGTTCTATTTAATCATGACTATAACAAACCTATTGGTCGTGCAACTTCGTTGGAAGTTACAGACAAGGGTCTCGAATTTGGAGCGAAAGTTTCCAAGTCCGCAGGCGAAATAAAAGATCTTATTAAAGATGGTGTTCTTGGAGCCTTTTCTGTTGGTTTCAGAGTCAAGGACGCAGATTATAACTCAGAAACCGACGGATATACGATAAAAGATGCCGAACTATTCGAAGTATCAGTTGTTAGTGTACCTTGTAACCAGGGAGCTATGTTCTCAGTTTCAAAGTCATTTGACAGCATGGAAGAATATAACGAGTGGAAACAGCACTTTAATAATAACGAGGCTCAGAGCTTTTCTGCGCCACAAGCCGAGGATAAAACCTCAAAACAGGAGACTAATATGTCAAATGACACTAAAACTCCCGAAGCTAACAGCGATATCGACTTGAAAGCTTTTGCAGAAGAAGTAGCTAAATCAACAGCTGCTAAAATTGCAATGCAACAAGCCGAAGCTAAGGCTAAGGAAATTGCAGATGCTGAAGAGAAAGCTGCTCAAGAAGAAATTGAGTTAGCCGAAAAAGAAGCTGAGCAAGAAAAAGTTAAAACTATAGTCGAAGTTGGAATGTCAGGAGCAGAACAGCTCATGAATGACGTTGAAAAACGTGTTTCAGAAAAGCATGAAGACCTTGAAAAAGTAGTTAATGAACTTCAGTCCGCGCTTAAAGACAAAAAAGAAGAGATCGATGCAATTCGTGAATCTAAAAGAGTCTTTGGTGACAGACAAAATTCTGACTGGCAAAAAGCCTTCCAAAGCGACATTGATGACGCTTTCGTAATGGGTCTTGCCACAGGTAAAGGTTGGGACACTAATCTTGCTAAGAATGTTATGGAAAAAGTTAATGCCCATTCAGGTGTTGGCGTTTCTTCAGCAGACTTTGAGCAAACAGTATCAACTAATATCGAAAGAGATATTCAATTAGAGCTAGTATTGGCACCTCTCTTTAGAGAGATTCCAATGGCTTCAGCAACTCAAATCATTCCAATCATGCCAGATGCAGGTTATGCAGAATTTACTTCTAACCAAACAGCTTCTGGAAGT